TGAATTGCAACAGGTTGGCCGTCGTTGTCACGGCTCGGTGGGAAGGATCGCGGCATGAGCATCCCGGCATTCGCGTGGGCGATCGAGCAAGGGCACGCGCACAATCTGCTGCCGTCTGACCGACTGGTGCTGATCTATCTGGCCGACAAGGCCAACGGCGTGCGGGTCTGCTGGCCGGGGCAGGAGACCATTGTCAAATACACGGGACTGGCGTTGCGCACGGTACGTGCGGCGCTGCCGCGGCTGGCAAAGGCCAAGCTGATCCAGCTTGAGGAGCGGTCAGGACGCGCGACGGTCTACCATATCCTGCGGGAAGATAGTCCTACACCCCGGCAAGATGTCGCTGGGTCACATCCTGCCACCCCGGCAAATGGTGCTGGGGTGTCGATGCCTGACCCCGGCAATCAGTGCATCGAACCCCGGCAATTGGTGGCCCCTACCCCGGCAATCCGTCCCCCCGAACCTTACTTATCCAAGAAAGAAGAACCTAAGAGGCGCGCGAGCGCGCCCGAAGCCAGGTTGTCAGATTCGGGGGACGTAGGAAAGGAAGCAGGGCACGCCGACCCCGCGGCGCCTGATCCGCTGGACCGCCCGGTCGACCCTGGGCAGTTCCAGGCCCTGCTCGCCAGCCTGACGCGCGGCTTCCAGAACAACTACCCGCCCCGCGTCTCCGGGCTCAGCCGGGCCGAGCAGATCGAGGCCATGGCCGACAAGCCAGCATGGCGACCCGGCGCCGTCAGCCCCGAGCAGCTGGCCGCCCTGCGCCGAAACGCCGGCATCCGGCTTGAGGCTCCCGCATGAGCGCGCCGTTAACCGAGCCGCGGCCTTGCGAGCGGCAGTGCTCGGTGTGCGAGAACTGGAAGCACCACTCGCGATTCCGCGCTTGGAAGGAGCGCGAGGCGAGAAACCGATCGGTTTCACGGTTCAGCCCAGTTTGCCGCAGCTGTGAGCAGATCGCCCGCAACGAGAGGAAGAACGCTGATCGGCCGTTGGCAGTGATCAAAGCTCGGGCCGCAGTCGCCGCCTCGAAAGCCGGGGTGGCACGCGAGTTCTTCTGGATGCAGATGAACTATCGCGCCTTGGTCCCTGAATATCGCGCCATGATTACCGACGAAGGGCTATGCAAGAACTGCGGCCATGGCTTCGTGAGCGAGCGAGACATTCAGATCGAGCACATCGAACCGCCAAGATCGAACACGGATTGGGCTCGGTTGCACGCCCGCAACCTCCGGCTGTTCTGCGGATCGTGCAATGGAACAAAGGGGCATAAGTCGTTCCCTTTGTGGCTCGATGAGCAGGAGGACTCCAGGATCAGCAACCTCCAGGAATTGACCGAGTTGAAGCAGGCCAACGCTGCGCCGGATCTGTTCGCCTGGGCCGATCGGAGCATCGCATGACCGCCAACGACGACCGGAGCGCCGTGTGATCAGCGCCGCCGACATCTGGCGCGCTCTCGGCTTCGGCATCCTCGTCGGCCTCGCAGCCATCGGCATGGGCACCGTCTGGTATTGGCTGTTCAGCATGCTGAGTTGCAGGGCGCCCGCATGATCGGCTTCCACATCGATCCCAACGAACTCCTGCTGGTCGGCAAGCCGCGCATCGATGCGTTGCTCCACGACGTGGAGGAATGCGTGCGCGCATCCGAATGCAGCCATGTCGAAGCCGCAATGGCGTTGGCCTTCGCCAGCAGCTGCGTGCTCGTAACGATTCCCAACACCGCCGAACGCGAGGCGCTCGCAGCCGCAATCTGCAGCGCTATCGCCAACTGGACGCTCAACCCACAATCCACAGCGAGGCACTGATGAGCGAGACCACAGATCAGACCGCCATCAGACGATGGCCTTACGCCGGTCAGATGTTCGAGCCTGGCAAGTCTGGCAATCCTGGCGGACGACCGAAGGGAATCCAGCATCTCGCGCGCAAGCACACAACCGAAGCAATCGCCGCACTCGTCGCCGCGCTCGACAACCCGAAAGAACGCGTGCCAGCAGCAACTGTGCTGCTCGCTTATGGTTGGGGCAGACCAGTGCAGCAGTTCGACGCGGAGGATCAGCAGAACGTCACATTCCTGCATCTCGTTGCCATGCGTGCGTTCAGCGATGAACTCAACGCACAGCGTGTTGTAGATGGTAACGTTGTTTCACGTGAAACCAACGCAGATAATACGACGCAATCGCCGCCACGGAACTTGATGGAGCCCGCGACCGAATGAAAGAGCGCGCCACCTACGAAGAGGCTTACCGCTTATTCACCTCGATCAAAGTGGACCCGCGGTTTCGGAAGCTTGGCAACGGTATGACCGGTGATGAACGCGAGTTGCTTCTGCTTCTCGTTAATCACGTGGTCCTATCGTGGGACGGCGTCGAGTTGGATGAGGAACAAAAGTGCAGGCTAGCCGAGTTGGCTGACGACTTGCTGCAACGCCACGGATTGAGTGGTTACTCGTGACGCTCACCCTCCAACATCCAGACGAGCAGTTCGACTGGGGCGCAGCGATCGGCGCGTCCACCAATCCGTTTGCAACAGCGGCTGCCAGATATGGCCGTGCACCCGTCGCGTTCGTCCGCGAAGTGCTGCACGCCGAACCAGACGCATGGCAGCTGCAGGCACTGCGCGCGCTCGGCAACGGACATACACGCATCTCCATCCGCAGCGGTCACGGCACCGGCAAGAGCGCATTCGCAGCATGGGCCGTGGTGTGGTTCTCCAACACGCGCATTCCGTTCAAGTGCGTCGCCACCGCGCCGACAGCGCCACAGCTGTTCGACGTGCTCTGGCCGGAGGTGATGAAATGGCACCGCACGCTGCCTCCAACCTGGCAGTCGCTGTGGGATATCACTTCGGACCACATGAAACTAAAGGCCGATCCGGAGTCGTTCGTCACCGCGCGCACCAGTAGGCCCGAGACACCCGAGAGCATGCAAGGCATACACAGCACCAACGTATTACTCGTGGCAGACGAAGCGTCCGGCATCGCCGAACCCGTGTTCGAGGCAGCCGCAGGTTCCATGAGCAGTGCAGGCGCAACCACCATCCTGATCGGCAACCCGACGCGATCGACGGGTTTCTTCTGGCGCACGCATGCGACGGAGCGCGGGCGCTGGTTCACCATGAAGGTGTCGGGCCTCGACAGCCCACGTGTGACCAAGGAGTTCGTCGATGAGCACGCGCAACGCTACGGCCTCAACAGCACCGCCTATCGAGTACGAGTGCTTGGTGAGTTTCCCGAGGCCGACTCGGACACATTCATCGCTGGTGAGTTGGTCGATCAGGCAATGGCCAGAGATGTTGCCCTCGATCTCACCAAGAGCGAAATCTGGGGCCTTGATGTCGCAAGGTTCGGCGACGACAGCAGCGTGCTCATCAAGCGCCGCGGATACGTCGTTACCGAGCCACCACGCGTCTGGCGCAACTTCGACACCATGATGCTCGCGGGCGCGATCAAGGCCGAGTGGGACATGATGCCGATGAACCGTCCGGCGCTCATAGCCATCGACGCCATCGGCATCGGCGCGGGTGTCGCCGACAGGCTGATGGAGCAGGGGCTGCCCATCCTTGGCGTCAACGTCGGCGAGGCGCCAAGCACGACCGGACGCTATGTGCGGCTGCGAGATGAACTGTGGGGCCGAGGGCGTGAGTGGCTGGCGTCGCGCATGTGCCGGCTGCCGCGTGATGAGCAGCTGCGCGATGACCTGGTGGCGCCACGGTATACCTACACGTCCGACGGCCGGGTGCAGATCGAGAGCAAGCAGCAGATGCGCGCGCGTGGGCTGGCGTCGCCGGATCGTGCCGATGCGTTCCTGCTGACGCTGGCGGAGGCCGGGCTGATGGTGTCCTCGGCATCGGACGCGGGGCTATACACGTCGCAGCCGTTGCGGCCGAGCATTGCGGGGATGGAGGTGTAGCGCGTGTATAGCGGTACGGAGCGGTTTCAGTCGTTCACCAATCGTGTGGCGTCGTCGTCCACCAAAGGGCGAGCCGGAGGCCGTGTGGACGTGCTCCCGCCGGAAGCGCGGCCATGGGAGCAACTGTATCATTCGCTGCGAGAGCAGCACCGACTGGTACTCGACAAGCTGACTGCGGCGCAGGTGGAACTTGGTGTTGCCTATGAGCGCGCCGCCGAAG